AAACCAAGACCGGATGAAGCCGCCCCCGTGCTTGCGCCAGCCATGCCAGGTATCGCAAACAATGAAGTTAATCCTAATGTTTGCGCTATTTTTAACCCGGCAAACTCCGAAACGATCCGCAATACAGCGTTTTTTACGTTGCGAACCATGTCATTTAAACCGCCGTTAAAGAAATCGAACACCATGTTACCAAGCGCGTTTTGGATGTTGCGTCCTGCTTGTATCCATAGTTGATCCATTTCATGAACAACCTGCCTGTTCTTCTCGCCGGTATCGTCCAATTCACGCTGCAATTGTTCTAGTTTGCGCGTGTAAGTTTCTATTGATAAATAAGGTTTTAACCGATTAAGCTCATCTAGCGAATCGTTGAAGATTTCTTGCTTGGTGCGTACACTTTCAGTTATATCACGCGCCCTTGCCGCTTCTTTTTCGTATTCTTTGAGTTTATAAAGCTCCATGTTGAAAGCTTTATTTTTCTTCTCCATTGCCTGCACGGTTTTATCAATCACCGGCGGCAATAGCGTCTCACTTGCTGCTAATTTTTTGTTACCTTGCGCCGCATCTTCAAGCGTTTTGTTGCCGTTCAAAACGGTATCAACAAACTTGTCATATGATTTTCTTGATTCAGCATTTAATCGATTAAGCTCGGCTTCGATTGCAAAATATTGGCCATAATCGAATTTTGCGATTGCGCCGGCTTGTGCAATGGCCGCGCCAATTGATCGAGCGATGCCGTTGAAAGTATCAGCTACCGTGTAACCGGCTATTGCGATACCTTTGAGAATTGGTAGAAGAATGTTAGATGATAAGCTGAATTGGTTAACCTGGTCGGTTGCGCCAACAAATGCAGATATGATGTTATTTAAACCAGGCAACAGATCAGCGACAAGGCGAGTTTTAACGCCAGTAATCCGGCCTTGCAGAATGGTTAACTGATCGTTGAATAAATCAGCTTGCTCGGCTGATTGATTTGTCCAGCCTGAATACTTTTGATGCGCGTTAGCTGCTTCGATTAATTTCTGGCTACCTTCATTCAGCAGTGGTATTAATTCACGACCAGACTTGCCGAATATTTGATTAGCAATTGCAGATTTAGCCGCGCCGTCTTGGATCTTTGAGAATCTTTCGGATACATCTAAAAGCACTTGGTTCGTGTTTCGCAATGACCCATCGGCTTCTCTGGTAGCAATGCCAAGCGCTTTGAACGCATCGGCATCGTTATACAACTGCTTCGACATTTGGCCAACGGCTTTCGCTACCGCATCTAATGTCGTGCCGTTTAACTTGGCTTGTTTCTCAAGGCCGCCAAGTTCGTTAACAGTAAGGCCGGTTATTTTGCTCAGATCATTTAATTTGTCACCAGCATCAGCAATACTTTTCACCATGTTTGCAATACCAGCGACAGAAATACCGACGCCAATGGTGGCAAGCACCTTATTCATGCCATCAACAGCACTTGAAACTGTGCGCTTCGCATTGTCCATGTCGCTTTGCAGCCGCGCCATGTTAGCAAGTAATTGAATTTCTAATTGTCCCGCGATCATAAGTTTGCCGCTTTTCTAATAGATTCTTTTACTTTGATTGTTTTAATGTATCCAGCACACATATAACCAGGCGCATCACTCCAAACCGTTTCAGCATCTTGTTTCTTCGCTTTGGTACATTCATCAAGGTATGCAACAGATAAGCGCTTAAGCATTCTTGCTTCAAATGATTGCAACTCAACGCCGGTATTTTCTTGCCAGCTTCTGATTTCGCTGTGCGTTAACGCTTCGCCATTCGCTGTCATACCTATTTCAAATAAGTATTCAAGAATGTACGATGCGTCACACTCTGGCAAAGCAACATTCAGGTTTCGATTTATGAAAAACTCACGCCTCGAAACCTCGTTGCTATCTTCTAATGCAGCATTCAGCCACGCCAGATGACGAATATAAATTTCTAATTCGTCGCCTAGCGTTTCGTAAAATTTGACCAATCACTAATGTATTTTGCTACCTGATCGGCAACGAATCCGATTGATACATCAGCATAAACAGCCATAAATAATTCTCGACCAGCTAAATTGTCATACTCCAGATTTTCGAATGATTCGGTGCAATCTGCCAAAAACTCTGAAGATTCTGCTGCACGCTGCTCTGCTGTTTGATCGCTCTTGCCCTTGCGCTTCAACTTATCAAGCAAGCGGTTGTTTTGCGCCGCCTGCGCTCTGGCGTATTGCTTTGATCCGGGGCCGTATAAATTAACGGCCACCGGCTTGCCTTCATCGGTGTACATAAGCTCATCGTTAGCGTCCCTTAGATGTAGCTTTGATGTTGGCTCAACAGAGTATTTTCTAATGTCCATATAAATTCACCTTAAACGGCTGCAACGATAACAGGATCTCTGCACACGTTGATTGTGGCGGTTCGTTTCATTACCTGGCCTGATCCAGCTTGAGTAAGCTTCCAAGCAGACACCAGTACGTCAAGATAATGTATCTCGCCGTCCGGGTAAGTGATCTTCATTGAATAGTGGTTAGCTGATGCGTCAGCGGCCTTCAGAATTACTTGGCCGCCATCTGCCGGTATGTCTGCCATCACCATATCGCCAGAACCATAACGCGCTGTGCCTTTCAGATATTCAACTGCGCCACTGATCGGCTCGAACTCATTAACCTGGCGTTGTGCGCCAAATTCTGGGAATGTTTCAACCTTGCCAATTGTTGTGTAAGAGATTGTTGTTGCACCGTAACCAGATGAATCATAAGTGGCTGGTAATGATGCGCTGATTGCGTAGGTGGCTCCGGTAAAACTTGCTGCGGCTGTATGTGCTGCCATCTTGATTTCTCCTGCGCCTCACGGCGTTTAGGTAAAAAAAAACCGGATGCTTTGTAGCTATCCGGTTTGCTCGGTGTTACTTCTTCTTTAATCTATCGTATAAATCTCACCAAATAATCAATTGATTGTTCATAAATTGCCGGGTTATCGGTGTATAAATCAGGGCCATCTGATTCATATTCGATGCTATCAACATCAAAGCCGTTAACCTCTCCGCGCACGCTATTTGCTAAAGCATTTCTCATCAACGCGATTATGCTTTTTTGCTGAGAATAGCTTGTTGCAAGCACTGTGATCTGGATGCGCTCGGTCACAAGTTGATTTGATCCCCTATTAAGAACATTATGTTCTTGGCCGCTGATTTGCCTGATTGATATAGCTGGCAGTTGAGTATTGATCGGCATTAACCCGCCCTTGATTCTGCTTGCCGGTACGGTTGCCGTTGTCAATGAATCATCAGCCAAAAAATAGCGAATGATAGAAACCCCACTCATTCGTCTACCTCGATCATTATTTCTGCTGTATCCATCCCATGCTTCGTAGAAAGGCGTTTTTTAATGTATTCACCAGCCGCAGCTACAGCGGCGCTGGCTTGTAAATCTAGCGCTGGGCGCATAAAAGGTTTTGGCTGTATGCCTGGATGCTCGTCATGCGGCCTTGTGCCGTACTCAATAAAATGAGCGTAAAAAACATCGGCTCCTGCTTTTATTTTGCCGCCTGCTTTTACGCTTGCTGTGATCTTTCGGTCGCGCTTATTAATGCGCCCTGATATTTTGATGCTATCGCGCAGCGCTCCAGCATAAAGCTGGTATTTGTTCTTGTTTGTTTCTGATGGATCGCCAATTGGCGCAGCATTTCTGGCCGCGTCGCGTATCGGTTTGGCTCCTGCACGCAAAGCGCCGCGCAAAACGTTTGCCTCCATCTTTGCAGGTAACTGATCCAAGAATTTTTGCAGATCAGATAAGCCCTTGACCCTGATTTCTGTCATGAACTGAACTTTTCAATCATGCATTCAATATGAATTTTGTTATTTATGGATGCAGGGCCGGACACTATTTGGTAAATTTCACCATCAACAACGATCCGCATTGATGAATCAATATCTGTTCTGTATCGCGCACGCCACCTTGCCGGATTTTTTGCTATATCAATGCTGCGCTCTTGTGATTCGGCTCTGCTTGGCAATATGTCTTGAATCTCGCACCAAACTACCGCAACCAACGCCCACACAACATTGTCAGATCCATAATCACGATCCTGCGTGACAGTTTTGCGCTCAATGCGGCAGCGTTGATTCAACTGCACATTCATTTTCTTTTTGGTTTTTGCTCTGGGAATGTTGCAGGATCAATTTGCTCTGATCTGCGTGGTGGCCTTGTGCCTACATTTTGTATTTCAGAGTCCATGCGCTCAACTTCAACACCTGCTGTGCGTATTTCCGCAATAATCTGATCCAGCCCTTGTTTTAGCCCTCTGAACCCTGTATGCGCGTGTATTTCTTCATAGCGATCAGGATCAAATCCTAGCAATATGATCCTTTTTGCGCCGCCTTTAAAGGCTATTCTGATTGCTGCTAATGCGTTATTTCGAATCTCTAACAAATAACCATCTGGCATTTGAACTTGCTCGTACATCATGCCAGGATATAGCGCATCGTAATCATCATGATCTACGCCTATTACGCGCATCCCTTTAAATCCTAGATTATCGGCTTCTTCCCAGAACGGATGATGCGGATCAAGTGCTACAAACATATCAGCCCAAGGCGCAAATTTAACCGCCCGATTTACCGCTATGGTTTTATAGCCTTCTGCTTTGGCTGCCAGATCCTCTGTCATATCGGGGCCTGCGCCGAGTATCGCTACTGTCTGCCCTGCAAATAAATCCGCAGGTATTTGCCATTTTGTACTCATTACAGCCCCCAAATCCTTTCAGAATCTAACAAACCATCAACAAAGTGCGGCAAAAATACCGGCGATCCATTCGCAAATGTTATCTCGTCGCGTGCTTCGTACAATGTTTTTACGCGCATTAATATCCAGTTTTTTACGCATTTCGGCACTGTTGATGCTGTCCCATAACCAGCCACAAATCGCACGCGAACCGCATTGATCTGATTTCTGGTCGTAGGCCATGTTTTATCGTATGCCGGAGTTATTCTCGACGGCATTACCGCTGCACTAGTGGCGTCCACAATGTAATCATTACTGCTAACTGTTTGTGTTGCTCCCGCATCGTCAACGTATGTTATCGATGTCACTGATTGCAAAGGCGGCAGTTTGATTTCCCATGCCGGGAAGCTATCAAGATATAAATCCACCGTTTGCGTGATTAAATAGCGCTTTAAAATTGCCTCAGCATGTTGTCGTGCCGATGTTATCAATATGTTTAGCAGCGGATCGCTTGTCGTGTTAGCACTAGGCGCTTGTGCGCCTAAATTAGCGTCCGCTATGTTATCCGTATAAGTTGTAGTTGTGTTATCTGCTATTGTTGCCAAATAGAGATACGTTGAACCGCCTGCGGTTGTGCGGTAAATTTTACGCGCCGTAACGGTTGAACCGCCGATAGGAATTGCAGTAAGCGCTATGCGCCCGTTTGTTGTTTTATCTGAAACAATGATCGATTGAGATATGTCGCCGCCTTGCGTTTCGCCGTCAGCGGTTGCAAACGTCACGCGGTATCGATGCGCTCCATTATCAACATTGCCTGCACCGCCAGCCAACGCCACGGCAACTACTCCGGGCGCAGGCTCTTGGTTCTGTGCATCTATGCGGCAATGCGCCATCACTTCTGCAATTGTCACCGGCTCGGTGGCCGGTTGACTATAAACAACAAATGTCATTATGCAGGCGGATTGGCAGTTGGCAGAATTTGCGGTACTGTAATCGCAACCACACATAAAAGCGCAACGCCGGTATTATTTGCTGGTGTTATCGTGCAAGTAACGTAGCGTTTTTGCCCTTTGTAGCCGATTTTGAAACATTTATTGTCATCATCAAATTTAAAACCTGCTAACAATTCAGTTCCAAGCAAATCAGCATCAGCAACGGCATTTGCTCCTGACATTCCTGAATCATCAGATTCTTCGATTAATACGGTAAAAGTTGCATCGGCATCTGCAAGTGATCCGGTAGCAATCGCAAACACTAGCTGATCGACGCCCTGCATATCGATTATTTGCGATACAACAGCCGCGTCACCTGTTCCGTGATCGTATGGGCTGATGCCGCGCTTTAAATTAATGCTATTAAACAAATCTGTTCTCATGGTATCTCCAAATAAAAAACCAGCCGAAGCTGGTTATTTTTGAAATTAAGCTGCAAATTTTAAGAATTTGACCGCTTCAAAGTTTACTGCGCCCGATCCTGTGCGTTTCGTGCTGTAAAACACAATGTACGGCTTGGCCGTATATGGATCTCTCAGCGTGCGAATACCGATACGATCAACAATGGTGAATGCTTCTCTAAAATCACCAAATGCCAGCGATAACGAATCAGTTGCCAATGTTGGCACGTACTGATCGACGAAAACAGGATAACCATTCAAGCGATCAGGTTGCCCCATTTGCAAACTAGGCTCCCACAAGTACAAATCACTGGTTGCACCTTTAAGTTTTCGCAACTTAGTACGCACTTCGCGCCGCATTAACCATGAAGCATTCTGCAAGTATTGATCTTTAAATGCGCCGATCAGATCAAACAATGGATCAGCTTTTGTTGTCGTATTAAAGTCAGCGTTAGTGCCGGTTTTAACATGCTCAAAAGTACCCCATGCGCGTGTGTCGTCAGCGGTTGCGGCGGTTGTGTAACTAAACAATCCACGCGGCTTGCCTACGCCGTTACCAATTGTAAATCCAGACCCTTCAACCCTGGCGAACTTATCGGCAACCTTTACAGCTAACCACCCTTCAACATCGGTCGCAGCATCGTCAATAAGTTTTTGGCTGATCTTAGGCATTGCGTACATTTCATGCGTTTCGATCTCCCATTTGCC